TGGCTCCTTGGAATAGGCAGATATCGGCCTCTGCAATAGGGATAACGGGAGATGACGCCATTTTGCCCGACATTCTCTACCAATTACCTCTCAAGGTCAAGCGTTGTTTAAGTTCTTTGAAGCTCTGATTGTTTCGGCGTTTCTTTTCTTCTATTGCTTCAGATCCCGCCATAGCACCGAAAACCTTACGGGCTACAAACAGTCCAACAGAGAAAGAGTCAAACAAGTCAGGGGACTTGCCTATACGCTTCTTCATGTCGGTCTTGCTCTCGATTATAATCTTACGAGTCCTTCTCACATACTTTCGCTGGGTCATTTCCCATGCTAGGTCCGGTGTAATGCCTTTAAGTTGCTCGCACTCCAAGAAGTAGCGGGAGACAAAGCACAACTCACTGGACATGTTGTGGAACAATTCCTTGCCAACCTGCGGCTTTCCGGTGGCCTCGTTCCTCATGGCGTACTGGGCACTGACCGGAAGGTCTGAGGCTGCTCCCGCAAAACTCACTGCATGCCAACCCCTTAGAAGCTCCCTCTCTCCGATTGACCAAAAAATACCGCCTGCCGAAGCATCTACCCCCATCCATTGGTTGGGTATTCCCAGTTTGATGGATAAATCATGGATTTGCTGGATCATCTCATATTGGAAGTCCTCCTGAGACCCCGCCCTCCGGTTGAGGACGTACTGCTTCTCTAGGGCTATGGCCCACTTGCCTGAGATTAGCTTGCCCCATTTCATGTGGGTAAAGACGAAGCGGTCTCCTCCCTCTGTATAGCTAGGATCGATTCCGGCAATATCTTTCGGGGTTCCATCCCAGATTGGCTTATCCAGAGCCCCGTGACGGGCTAGGAGGATGTCCGAAACAACTGTACAATCATCGGCGTCTGCTGGTGGCCAAAAGCCCCGAAACTTACGCCAGTACTGAGGGTTGAGTTCTCCGAGTTCCTTTTTGGCTACCGCAACGTCATTGGGCTTTGGGAGGAATGGATAGCGAAGACCCTTACCCTTATCAAACGATTGTTGGTTGGGGTTGTCTTTTTCGGAGTCGAAGCGCAGGGCTAGTCCCTCAATACCTGCTACTTTGATTTTCCAGTTCGGGGTTTCCTCGTCCACGCTCATCCACCCCTTGATGGGTTCGCAGAATTTCCCGTGGGGATCAAAGATGGAAGATGGGTTGCCAGCACCAACAATGTGGAGTTCCTGTGCGCCCTTGAAACCCCAGATGGCCTCGTTGATGACCGAGGATGAGCAGTCTTGTAACTCGTCTATAATCAACACAATACGACGATTCTTCTTGCCCTGAAGCCTCTTCTGGGCGTCATCCTTGTACTCATCGCCAGCAGCCAGAAGCATGATGGAGGAAGCGTCACTAACCCCGACATTGGGATCGATGGCTTTGCCCTCTTCATCTGAAAGCTTGATGATATCCATGGATTCAATGAGCCTTCCAGCCGCAATTCCGACTGCATGTGCCTCCCGATACATCTTTACCAGTGCCGACCAAATTCGCTGCTTTGCGTCAATCTTGCTGGTCGAAACCACAATAACCATCGTGTTGAGTGGATCGACAAACCAGTTAACCAGTGCCATTGCTGCCATATCGTAAGACTTACCGGAATCGGTTCCGCCAGCTAGGCCCGTAACGCTTCGGACAAACCTGTTGCCTGTCTGAGCGTCCTCTTCGATGTTAACTTTGCAGAACGCCTGTGCCCGTAACTCAGCCCACTTGTGCCATGAGTAGGTTGGCCAAATGGTAGAGACCACATTCCGGTAGTGGGTCGCCTTGCCAAGTCCTCCCTCCTCTGGGGTTAGGCCCAAAAGAAAGGCGTCCATTTCAATGCGGAGAGGTGTAACAACGGCCCCGTTACGAGGGGTCCATAGCCTTCCATATTTTTCTATCGCGCCGTCAGGTATTGCCATTTACGATATTTCACTCTACATTATAACCCATGGCAGCGCAACGAGATTGGTCAACTCCAGAAAATAGAATTAAAAAACAAAACGCCTTCAGGCTTTATGCCGCTGGACGGAAGATGGCGGATGTGATGGCGGCATTGGGTGTAACCTCTCCCCCTGTGGCTAAGAGGTTTATCCACAGCGAGAAGTGGGACAAGCACAAGGAGCTTTGGAACGCCGCCCCAAATGAAGAGCTTCACTATCCTTGGGAAGTTGAATCGGTGACCACCCTATCACTTCCTCCTGAAAAGATGGAAACGATGGAGAAAAACAAGCGTCTTCAGTGCATCAAGGCATTTGCCATGTACTGCTCTGGGAGGTCAGTTAGCGATGTTGCTTTGGAGGTCGGGGTTAGCCACTCAACTATTGACCTCTGGAAGGATGCCCAGCGTTGGGATGCCTGTCGGGCAAGGTTGGTCAATGAATCGGCCCCCGCCCCTTGGGAGGATAGCGGGGTTCCCACACTAATCTCGGATATCACGGCATCGCTTGAGGCCATGAAGAAGTCGATCAAGTTCCTCACTGGCAAGGTGCTAATCAAGGCCGCAGACGCAGCCCAAGATCTCGACGGCATGGAGGCTCTCGGCATGATGAGGAATATTAAGCAACTGGCAGAAGCCGCCTCAATTAACTTCTCGGATGGGAACAACCAACAAAACGCTATTCAGATCAACATTGCCTCCAAGCTGGAATCCATAAAGATTCCAAACGATACAACCTTTGAAGCGGAGCTAGTTGTCAATGAGTGAAGAACCTAAATTTTGCTACTCACGAAAAACAGACGGCCCTTGGGGCGGTTGGTGGGTGACTTGGGAGAATCAAAAGGTTCAAGGCGGTGATTGGGCTGATATGGTGGATAACTGTAGCAAGTTGACAGTTAGCCTCGGGAAAGTTCCTCCGCCTGATCTTTCGCGACAAATTGAACACGCTCTTTGTTCAAGGATGGCAGGTAACCCCAATTGTGTCCCTTGCTCTAGGGAAAGACAAACCCTTGGATTCGGGGCTATTGTTCGTTGGGTTAGGGCGATGTATCAGTTTGCCAAGGACAACAAGTTTGAACTAGTGCCCCAAGAGGAAGCGGAGCGCAGGGCGGAGATCTGCGCGAAATGCCCCATGCAAATTCCCACCTCCGGTTGCTGGGGGTGCAAGGGTATTGCTGGCCTTCTTCCCCAAATTGCTGGCGCAAAAACTACCAGCTTTGACCTTCAACTGAATGCCTGTGGGGTTTGCGGATGCTACAATGCGGTGAGTGTTCATCTTCCCTTGAGTGTGCAGCAGGACGCTAGTCTTGATTTCCCCAGTTATTGCTGGAAGCGATCTCAAAGCGAGTAACTGCCTTGTTGAAGCTCATTGGGGCCACACCTGTGGGGCCTTCACGATGCTTGGCCACGATAAATTCCACGGTTGGGATTTGGGTATGGCTCTTGGCATCCTCTTCGTCGCAGTGGAGGATCATCACCATATCGGCGTCCTGTTCAATAGCTCCAGATCCCTTGAGGTCTGAAAGGCTTGGCCTTCCCCCTCTTTTTTCGGGGTCGCGGTTGAGTTGAGCGAGAACCAAAACTGGCACCTTCAAAGTCTTGGCCAGTTCCTTGATCCCGCCACTGATCTCCTCGACTTCATTGACTCGGTTGTCTTTGGCCCTCTTGCTATCCCCCTTGAGAAGCTGGAGGTAGTCAATAATGATCAAGTCAATCGGCTCTTTCTGGTGGGCTCGACGGGCAATGGACTTGATGTACCCCATGGACTTGCCAGAGGTGTCATCACACAAGATGTTGGAATCCCGAACCTCCTCGTAAGCCTTGCTTAGTGATTGTTTCTGATACGGAGTAATAGACTGAGCAAGGATATCGGCAGCGCGGACTCTGGCTCGACTCCGAATCATTCTCTCCATCAGAGCAACGCTGGTCATCTCAAGCGAGAACATCAGCACCCTTTTCTTTAGGTCCAAGGCCACATGTTCGGCAATCTGCATGGCCGCACTTGTCTTGCCAACTGCTGGTCTGGCGGCGAGAACCACCATGTCTCCACCGCGCATTCCAAAGATTAGAAGATCGTCCACCGGAACCAGACCTGTACGGATACCGATCTTGGGCTCGCCCCTCATGGTGGACTCAATGTTGTCCAAGGCTCTCTCCACCACTCCCTTGATCGATAGCTGGTCTGTATTGTCTATCAGGTAGTCAGCTTTCATCACGCTGGTCTCTGACCAGTTCTTGAGTTCCTCAAGCTTTAGATCCCGATCCCTTGCCTTGCATACCATGTCGGATGCCAAGCATTCCAAGCTCCTGCGATAGCGAGCCTCTTCCAGCTTGGGATAGTAACGCTTCCAGTTGTGAGCGTTGGGACAGAAGGAGGCAATCTCTGTCAGCACATCATCCCCTCCAACTTCTTCTAGCTGCTTGTTGCCCTCAAGCTCGTTCTTGATGTTGATGTAGTCCGCATGGAGGCCGCGACCAATGGTCCTTAAAACAGAGTTGAAGATGATCTTGTGTTCATGGACAAAGAAGTGGTCTTCCCTGATCGTTGAAATGATTTCCTTTTGGTCTTCTACTGCCCCGTGGAAGAGACAGGATAGGATGGCGGTTTCTGCTGACTGTTCGTAGATTACTTGTTCTGCTTGCATTGTGGTTTCTTTTTCTTTCGGGATTTCTTTGGCTTGCCCAAGGTTTTACCTAGTGATCTCAGACTGGCCAAAAACTTTTCCGATTCGGTTTTGTTTTCGCTGGCCACAAAAGTGACCTTCGATTGTAGGGGTTGGACAACGATTTCTTCCGGTTGTTCAATCTCCACATAAACAGGAGGATAATATTTATCGTAGATCATCCGGTGGAGAGACCCGTCCTTGCAACCATGGACCACAACGGCCTTGGGGCTTACGGTGCGGTCTGGGCAGGTAACATTCTGAACGTCTTGAGCTTCAGCATCTTCGGCAAAAAAGACAATGGACTCTCCCCTGCGTTGGTAGTTGCAACTCTTCCAGTAGGCCCTGATCAGCGGCGTGTCTCGCCCATACTGGAGAAATTCCCAACGGCAACGCACATCCCAAGGCTCGGGAGCCGCGCTCTTGTCCTTGAAGTAGATGTTGTAGTTGTAAAGATTGGCCGCAATCCTGCACCCATTGAGAAATTTTGACGGATAAACAGCACTCCCGACAATGAGTTGATACATGATCTTCCCACTTGGAGCCACACCGCCCTCAATAAAGCATCCCATGATCTTGCCCGTATTCTTGTTGAACTCTTCTTCCAGCCTGTCAACCCACCCTTCAACCATCGGAACACAGTCCGGTTCCCAAAAGTACCAAGGGTCTTCGTATTGGTAGCAATGGGAAGAAGCGTCAGCAAACATTTGATTGGGACCAAGGGGCCACCCATTGAATCCGTCTTGAGCGATAATCCTGCCAACCTCTGGGAATACCTTCTTTAGCTCTTCCGTAATTTGCGGAAGCAGCGGGGTTCCCTCAGTGCAGCACACTGTGGCCTTGTGGCGGATGTTTACGCCCTGCTCCACAATAGCCTTGGCACTTTCCAAGGCCAACTCACAGTCTCCACTATGGTAGGCAAAGACGATGTTCATCTAAACCTCCTGCAAATCAAAGTTAAGGGGCCAAGATGGGTGGTGGGGATCTTCGGCTCTGACCCTTACGTTGGTGCGCCCCTGACCGATCAACTTGTTGGCCTCCAAGGTTGCGTCTTCTTTGGTCATGGAGCCCTTGTGGAACTCCACAACAGCATCTCCGTAGCATACTAGGAAACTATACATTTTGCGCTCTTTCTTTTATTTTCTGTTGGTGTTAATGGTTGAATATTTGTCCAGTGGCAAGCTAACTTTAACTGCTTTGGATCAGCAAGATCAAAAGACGCTAATGGGCGTATGTGATCGATGTGAAAGCTGTTCGGCTTGTTCCAAGCCATCCCGACCTTAAATTGTTTTTCGATATGATTTTTTAAAAAATCATAAGAACAGCCAATTAATTCAATTGTTTTAGTTGATTTCTTTTTATTTATCCTGTTTAAGGACATCCAAATTCTATGTCTCAGCCTTTCCTTAATAATAAATTGCGGATTATTTTTTCTTTTTTCCCGCATATATTTTGCAATACGGTCTTTTATTTCTTTTTTCCCATAGTATTCTTTCATCCATTTTTTTGTTTTTTCCTGAATAATTGGATCACTAAAGTATTTTTTTCTTTTTTCTTTTGTTTTTGGATTTGAATAGTACTTTTTTGCTTTCTCTTTTAGTTTTTCCCGATTTTTTAATCTCCAAAGTTTTTGTGTTTTTTTAGATCTATTAAACACTTCTCGGGTGGCCCACTCTTCGTAGACGTATGAAGTGCCATCAGACCTTTTTAAATTTTTATACCTAATAAAAACTTTACCGTCACACTCCCTAACGTCTCCAAGTTTACGTTTTTTAAAGCTCATTTATTTCTTTCTTTTTTTGGTTTCCGCTTGCGCGGCGTATTTGGTAAAAAGTTCAGCGCAGTCTCTGGCCATATCGACTTCGGCCACAGGGTCGAAGAAATAGCCGCCACGCTCAAGGTGGATCGCTTCCATTGGGAGAGGGGAACCTCGACGGAAACGTGGGCCAACCACGAATGGGGTGACGGAGTCTTCATTGATTACCGTAAGGACTACTTTGAATTTGGGCATTGGGGATACTCCGTCCAATACTCAATCATGGGCTCAAGTATGTGAGCAGTTCTGCTCCACCCATGGTTTGGATAAAAATAGGCAGCATCCCGATAGGGAGGATTTGCGCTGGGAGAGCAGATGAGGTAAATTCCCTCACGCTCTGGTTTTTCTTCTTTGTAGTTCTTCCACATAGATACATAGACAAGATTAGCCGACTTTCGTTCAATGAAAAGATCATCACCTTTAAAACGCCGAACCCCACTTAAAAGTAAGGGCAGGTTGCGGAATGCATCCAGCAAACGCCAGCGTGAATACAAGGAGTATACACAGGTTCGCAATACCTACCTCGCTATCCACCCGATATGCCAGAGATGCAAGGAGTCCAAGGCGACAGACATCCACCACAAAGCCGGAAGGGTTGGTAAGTGGCTTTGCCTTACGGAGTACTTTGCCGCGCTTTGTCGATCCTGTCACAATGCCGTCCATGAGAACGGAGTTGAGGCCCGTAAGCAAGGATGGATTATTGATACATTTCATGCTCTTCAACATC